TTATAATATGTTATTTATCTGCTTGTTTAGTAATAATTTGAATTTATCTTTATCTGTTAATGCTGGTGCATCTAATTGCACAGATAATGTGCCAGAAAGATTAATATACATTGAAACAGACACTAAATCGTTAGTATAAAAACTTGTACCATCTTGCATAATCATTATATCAAGAGTTATATAATCTATATCAGCAGATCCATATTGGTTAAACGTTAATAACTTTGTTCCATCTGGATCAAAATAATTTACAGTTATGCTGCTGGAAGATAGAAAAACATTATTTACTTGATCTAGAACATTTTGCACTGTGCCAGTAATATCTAAAGTACCGGGGATCCAATTTATACCATTCCATTTTAAATATTGACCGGGAATAGCATCAGAGGCGGAAACATCTTGTAAGGCATTTATTGAAGCTGATAGTGAATCTTCATAATAAACTGAAGTAGTAACTTCCGTAACGTGCATGCGTTTTGCATGTATTGTATCTGTTATATACGCATTACCATCAATATATAAACCGCTTGCTGTGACCGGAAAAGAAGAACTTACATGTCCACCATTTATTAAAGAGCCGGAAACATTAAATAAAAGATTATCTTCACTGTCTGTTTTTAAGATTTGTTTTTTAGTTAAAACGTCAGATATAAATCTAACTGGACGAACGGCCATTGTTTATTTTCCTTCTTCAATGCCATATTCAGCTTTAATGGCCTTTAAATTTTTTAAAAAATCTGGACTGATGCCATGTAATTTTACTTTTCTATTTAATATATCTTTAACTAATAGCAAATCAGCCTTTTGTTTTTTTAATTTTTTTATAACTTCTTCTTTATTTTCAAAACCTTCATTAGCTTCTTCACGAATCCGTTTAAGATTATTGCGGCAAATCATTAACCAATTAGTCACTTGCAGGAAAGAGAACTTATACTTCATCTGGTAATTCCTTTTCTTGTTCTATCAATTCTATAATCTTATCGTATTTTTCTGCCATTTTATCTATTATTTCTTCAAACTCAATTTTTCTGCTTAATAATGATACTTCTTTACGAAAATCTCCTGTATGCGGCAATATTTCGCGCATTATTTTATCAAAATCCTTGATAAGATAGGTTATTTTGCGTTTCATTCCTAATAAATAGTTTTATTAAAAAGAAAGGGTGGCAAATCTTCTGCCACCCAATCAAACGTACATATTTATTATATTATTATATTACCATTGTCCAAGCAGTACCGTTATGGAAATATAGATTAGTTCCTGATACTGCCATCATACCAACAGTACCAGCTGGTAATGGATTTTGAGCAGTTAACTTTATAACAGATGTAACATTCACCGATCCGGTAACAGTCAAAGAGCCGCTAGGAACAGTAACATTGTTGTTACTATCGGCAGTTAATTTAATACGTCCTTGACCATCGCTAATTATAACATTGTTATCAGTATTATTTATTGAAGAACCATTATTACCTCCAATAATAACGTTGTAGCTACCTGTAATTAAGCTAGTGCCCGCATTGTATCCCATAGCTACGTTAGAAGTACCATATACAAAATATTGCAACGCTCCATAACCAACTGCTGTATTTCTATGATACATTTTATTAGTGCTTAATGCAAAAGAACCTATTGCTACGTTTCTGTGAGCAGATGTTCCTGCGTTAGCGGCATAATATCCTATAGAAACGTTATCAGACCCACCAGTTCCTTCACCATAATTTCCAGCAGCAGCATTAGAAAATGTATTAGAACCTATAGAAACGTTTTGTATACCATAGTCTCCAACTGCCGTCCAGAATGTAACTGCTTTTCCAATGCCAACGTTATCATAACCACCTGTAGCTCCACCATAAACTTTTGATCCTTGTAAGGCTATGAAAATATTATTTTGAGAAGAATTTCCATTAGAAATGTTTATACCATGAATACTTGCAGACTGAGAAGATGATAAATTATTTGCTCCGATAGCTGTTCTTAACGATGAAGTAAAGTTAGAGCTTGATACATAAGAAGATAAAACACTGCTACCCACAAAAGCATTAGAAGAGGTAATAACAGTTCCATCACCAAATGCGATACCAGTACTAGCTGTAATACTAAACATGTTTCTTATACTACCACTAAGATATATGTTATAAATTTCAGTACTCGGGTTATTAGAGTTAGTATAAGCAGTTAATAAATTAGATAACACAATAGAACCGTGTTTGCCGTTTACATGACCGCCATTAGAACCAATAATAATAGTATTATCGGTTTGCGAACTCAAACCATAACCGGCAGACATGCCGATTGCTATATTATTTGCTCCTCTTGGTAATTGTCCAAGAGCTAAAGATCCAATAGCCGTATTGTTATCTACACCAGATCCTCCTGTAAGTGCATTTAGGGCGTAACTACCAAATGCCGCATTATATATACCAGCAACATTTTTATTTAATGCATACGATCCAACTGCGGTACACTGTGCAGCGCCGGGAGAAGAACCATAAACAGTACCACCGGATAATGCTGCATAACCAATCGCTACTATACCAGCACCATAAACATTTCTTCCAGTTTGACCACCGATAAATAACGTATCTGCTAATTCGTGATGCCCTCTACCAATTCTTGCACCATATACTTGCATATCTTTACTAGAAGTAACGTTTCCAACAAATGAAACAGAAGAAGCATTTAATTGTGCAAATGATGCTGAGACTTCTTGACCACTTACCGATGAACCGGTATAAGAGATGACACCATTTGATATTTGAAGATTATTACCGGCTCTAAATTGATTTCTTACATCATTTGTAAATGTAGCAATAGCAGAACCAGTAGCAACATAAGACGCAGTAACTTTTGTTAATGAAGAACCATCACCTATATATTTTGAAGCTGATACATAATTATTAGTTCTATCAATTTTAAATATATATGGACCAAAATCTAAAGTTTCGTTACTTATGTCTATTCTATTGGTACGCATTGTAATATAGCTACTAGCATCACTTAAATCACCTAAAATTGCGCCTTTGGCGGCAATCAAGGTACCGCCATATAATTCTAATTGTCCTGAATCTATACGTATACCATTATCAAAATACGCTTTATCATCAAAAGTTTTACTACCATTAAAATTCTGATTACCGATACTTACGAATCCACATTCTGTACTGGAGGCAGAACGAAATGTTAAAGTACCAGTTTGATTACTGACAGATAAAGTAAAAGGGTTACTAGTTCCAACACCGGGATCTCTTGTTAAAAGTAATGCTTTTGTTGGTGAATATTCTATTTGTAAACTAGCGGTAGCAATTGTAAATAAATTATTTGAAGATATGACACCATTAGAAATACTAATATTACTACCGGCTGTAAATTGCCCTCTAACTTCATTAGTGAAATCTTGTTTATTAACAAATGAACTAGAAACACTACTTGTTGTAGCATATGGAGTTAAAGCGCTGGTAATTTGTTGAGCGGTTATACCTCCAGTAGAGCTAATGGTATTACCAGAAATAGTGACGTTATCTCCAGCAACTAATTGAGAGCTTATATCACTTAACTTAGCATAAGATGCTAAGGCGCTAGTTAATTCTGAATTAGTAATACCCGGAGTATTATATGAAGCGCTTGTGTTAATTACATCTAATAATGTTTCATTTACGGCTATAAATCTAAATGGATTTCCAGCCGCACTTGGTGCATCTATGTCAGCATAAAGATTTCCACCGCTAACAAATAAATGAATGCTAGCCATATCATTTTTATAAACACCATCATTGTTTGAATCAATTAATAAGTCTACAGTAATATCTTTTAAATTATCTGACGCAAAATAATCAGATCCAGATGTTGCTAATTGTGTTAAATTAAGTCTAGTTAAACCATATGGCCCTAATGTTCCAAAATGTCTAAAACGAACAGCTTCATATGCATTTCTAATAATTGCGGCTTTTGTTTCAATAGATTGATCTATGGTGCGGATAGCAAGTTCCGCATTATACATATTATCTGCTGTTAGAGGAACATTATTCAATGGTTGCGATGCAGAAAGCATCAAATTACCACTTACAATAACTTCGTTACCTGCCACGTGGAATAATACTGTTCCATCATCTAAAACTTTTTTAATATATGTGTTAGAGCCACTTAAAATGATACTTGAATCATTTTTGGCTTCGACTGTACCTAGAATTTTAATATTTCTTGGGTCTGCCATTTTAATAAATCTCCTTGCCTTTTAAGGGCAAATATAAAAAAAGCGCCAAGATAACCCATTGGCGCAAGATATAATAATTAGTTTTTAAAAGGGGCAAAAGATATGTCGAGCCAAGTGCTTGATATATCAGCCATATTTCATTCGGAAAATAAATTAAATTACAAATTATTAAGCCATTATTATAACTGTCGAGCCATAAACAAATAAAAAAGGGTGGCATTTCTGCCACCCTCTCCTAACCTAATTTACTATTAGATTATATTATACTAAGCCGCCATCTTTTTCGTTAACTGCAATTAAGCGGAATGCTGCGGTTGGAGTTGCTGGAGCATCGATTTGTACTTTCAATGCTGCGCCGTCTACATACATCTTGATAGCTACCAAGTCGTTTGTATAACCGGTGTTATCGGCATCTACCATTACGTCCAATGCGATATTTGCAATTTGTGCAACAGCGAATTGTGCGCCACCTTCTGTGGTTAAGTTTACAATTACTTGACCGCTGGTTAATGCGCCAGTAACTACGCAACGTAATGCATCGTACTTGTTGCTTAGATCGGTAGATTGTGTAGCAAATTTTGTGTCTAATGCGTGGATAGCATCGCTTACGTCAAATTTGCCATCTACTACTGGGGTGGTAATATTTGAGAATGCAGAGCCAGAAAGTTTCATTGCACCATCGAATGAAGCTTCGCCAGCTACATCTAAGCCAATGTCAGATACCCACTTACCTGCTGCGTTATCGTAAACAAAGCTTACGCCTGCGCCGTCTACTTCAATACCTGCACCATCTGCTGCTGCGCCGTTAGCTGCGCCCTTAGCAATAGTTACAAGTTTATCGGTTACTTCAAGGTTTACGCTGTTAACGTATGTTAATTGACCGTTAACTGTTAAGTTACCGCCAACTGTTACGTCACCAGAGAATGAACCGCTCTTTGCACCAACGATGTCTTGACCACCCATCTTAAGTTCGCCAGACATTGTGCGTGTACCATCAAGTTTCAAGAAGGTTAAGTCTTCTGCTGCACGGGCTGCTGCTTCTGCTGCTACAGCGCCGCTTGTGTAAGCTTGCAATGAGCTAGAAAGAGCATTGTCTTGTGCATCAACATATGTTTTAATAGCGCCAGAAAGAGCAGTTGTTGCTGCGTCTTGTGCTGCGTTAGCTGCATCAACATATGAAACGATGGCACCAGAAACGGTAGTGATTCTAGCATCTAATACGCCTTCAGCTGCTAATGCACGGGTACGTTCTGCTGCTACGGCACCAGAGAAAGAGGCAGACAATGCTGGTAATGAGCTACTTACCAATGTGTCAAATGCTGCTTCATTGAAGTCTAAACGTGCATCGAATGCGCCTGATAATGCCAAATCTTGTGCGTCAACGTAAGCCTTAATAGAGCTAGAATAATTTGTAAATTCTAAATCTTGTGCTGCGTTTTCAGCATCAATATAAGCTACTAAAGCACCAGATAATGCAGCAGTAGCAAGATCTTGTGCATCATTTTCTGCATCTACATAAGCTACAATAGAACTTGAAACACTGTTTAAGTTATTTTGTAATTGTGTATCGCCAGCGTTTACATAAGCAATTACTGCGCCAGATAATGCTGAAGTTGCTGCATCTTGTGCAGAATTACCAGCATCAACATAAGACTTCATGCTGCTAGATAATGCTGAATCGGCTGCAATACGTGCCAAAGCTTCTGCACTTAAAGCGCTCATAATAGCGCCAGAAAGAGCAGATGTTGCTGCATCTTGTGCAGAATTACCAGCATCAACATAAGACTTGATAGCGCCAGATACGTCTGTTAATTGACCGTAGTTTACACCATCGGTGCTTACTGTACCAGCTGCTACGTTAGTTACTTTTTGACTGTTTACGTCTAAACCTTGTTCAAATTTTGCAGCTTGTGATGCTGTCAAAACTGTTAAAATCTTTAATGGATTAGCCATTGTAATACTTTTCCTTGCCCATCAGGGCGGATAAAAAAAGAGCATTTAAACTTAACTACAGTCTAAATGCGCTGTATAATAATTAGTTTTATTTTTAGGAAAAGTATTATTCTGTATTTTTGCTTAGTTAAAAACCGAAATTATCCAACAAGAATAATAACATACGAATCTGTGGGTATTGGATCACCAGTATCTATTATTGCGGTATTTTCATCTTGAAATAATACGAAAAACTCTACTTTTTGATATTCTCCAAAATTTTCACGCATTGTTATAAATAAATCCCTACTATTAAAACCGTGTTTTAAAACATATTGAGTATCTACACCATTACCAATAAGAAAACTCTTTTTAAACGCTAAACCAGAACCTACTAAATTACCTACATTACCGCCAACATTTTTTAATTCTTTCTTTTTTCTTTTTTTATTTTCTAGATCAAGAATAAAGTTTTCACGCGGAATCTTAAATTCCACGGCATTTTCTTTTATGTTTACATTTCTATCTTCTTTATTATCACCAATCGTATTAAGATAACCAAGAACCTTTACTGTAATAATACTTTTATATTTTCTTTCTTCTTCTCCTAAATCTGCCACAGAATCCTGATTAAACTCAGGATTCATAAAACACTCATATGTATGGCCGTCTTTATTTATTACAAAGTAGCTTTGAGCAGTTTTAGCCATAAATGGCTGTAAAACTTCATTCATTTGACCTTGATAGTTGGTCATAATATTAATTTTATATTCAACGGTTATATATACAGGTATACGAACTTCTAAATGTTGATAAACTTGTTTTTTGTTTTTCTTTCCTGTTACAAAGTTTAATTGTCCATTTTTCTTTAATGAATCAGCATTTGCAAAATTAGAAGTCTTATCTTGATTTAAAATTTTTGTAATATAATATCTATCATTTTTTGGAGATAAATTAGATTGATAACTACCTTTTTTATTTGGATCTTTAATGACATTAGAACGTTCTAATGAAATAATAGGAGGTATAAGACTACCGTTTTTATCTCTTAAAGTTGGATTGTTCTTAATTTGATAAGAACGTTCCGCAGAAGACCAAATAACAGGTACTTTATTCCATCCATTACTTGTATTACAAAAGATATTTAATCCTTCTATATATTCTAAAAAGGCAGCATCAATTGTTTCAATGGTACTTGGAGCAAAGTTTATATCTTTTGTTTTATCTGTTATTATAACTTCTGACATAATTAAATATCCAATTTAAGTTTAAAAGTAAAATCACGATTTTCTGTTTTTCTTATTGGTTTTGCTAGTTTAGCTATAGCAATAAGGTTTTTATTTTCATCGTAAATACCTATTTTTGTTATAAATGTTTCTTTTTCTAAACTTCCTGTATAATTCTCATATGGATATTTAGTTACATTTTTAATATTAAGGAATTCATATTCATAATAACCGTTTCCAGTTGTACTACCAGTAACAAATTTATAACGATCAAATTGACCATACTCTATACTAGTTGGATTATTAGAATGATTTAAATCACCCTTTTCAGCATGAGCCATCATTGTAAGAGTATTTACATAATTAACGCCTTCAAAATTTAAATCAAAACTGGCAGATGTAGTATAATTTATTGGTTCATTTAAACCAGCGCCCCAATTAACCCATCTAGCATAATCAACAAGAGGATCGGGATTATAAATTAATGTTTCTTGAAAATTTTCATCTAGTTTCCAAGATCCTGTTAATAAAATAAATCCTTCATTATATAAAACAACGCCAGCAACATTACCCAAACCTACTGCACCAGTTGTTTGTATTAATTCACCATTTTTATTTATATCTTGTAATTTAGCAATTAATGCACCACTTACATAATAAGATAATTCTACGCTTCCTTTATCAATAGCAGAGCCATAAAAAATAGATGGAACATTAATTAAATTTAATTCTTGAGTAGATTTATCGCCAAAAGAAGAACTATAAGAGTAATGCGGGCTTACGGTAGAATAATAATTTAATGTATTTTTTAAAGCATATATTCTTTTTCTTTCAGAAGTATAATTTGTTACTTCATAAAAGTATTGTGGAGTAATAGAAGAAGTGTAAGGATACTCTTTTCCAACTAATACATCGCCATAGTCAGAAGAATTATAAGTAGCAGTATCAACCCCTCTAAATCCATTAAGAGAAGAACCTTTTGGCAAGAAGGGAAAATACTTTGTTTTGTCGAACATAATACAGTAATTATATCACTTATAAATAAATAGATATATTATTATGATATATTATTATCGGGTGGTGCAAACATAATAAAATTAAAATATGGATTAAAACTATTTAAATTTATTGCTACTCCAGCATTTGCAGCATCAACAACCCTAAATGCAAATCTTGTTCTTGCAGGAGAAGCAAAAGTATAAGTTCTTGCTTGAATAACTACTGGAACTATATTATTATTATAATAATCTTCACTCGGATCTTCTATTGTTAAAGAAACGGCATAGCTTCTATAATTTGAAGCTGGATCATAGTTATTATGAACATATATATATACTATACCGTTACTTAACTGTGAACCATCAAGAGAATGTATATTAAATCCTCCTGTACTAGCGGCACTTAGCGTATTAATTGCTGTACGATAAGCCTTAACCCATGCTCTAGGAGTATTTCTGGAATACAAACCATTTCTTACTGAAACGGAAGCCCCAATATTAGCACTAGCGGAAACAGTATTAAAAGTTACGTCACTTGTTGTAGCTATATCTTGTGGAGTAGAAAGAGTTACGTTGCCTGTTGACGTACTAGCTATTATTTGGTTTGTAGTACCAGCTATAGAAGAAACATAATTAGAAGTAGTTCTAAGAACCGTGCCGTCTACTTGTATAGAATCAGCATTAACTTGAATTCCACCGTTAGCTGCTCCAGAAACATTTAATGTTACCGCACCACTAGATCCGCCACCAGTAAGACCATTACCGGCACCAACGCTAGTAATAGTACCAACGTTAGCAGTACTGCCAAGAGCAGTAGAAACACCGTTAATTGTAATAGTGCTATTTTGTAATGCTCCGTTAGGTATACTTACTAGTCCGCCGCCATTACCATGTATTGTAGAGCCGGAAATCGTACCATTAACATTTAATTTAAAACCTGAAACGCTAGTAGTTGAAATACCAACGTTTATACCATCGGTGTAGATATTAGAAGTATCATCTACTGTTGTTCCAAGAGAAGGATAGTAAGCTATATACCCTTGTTGTCCAGTGTTAACGGTACCTGCTCCACCGGCTGGTAATCCAATATAGGTAGATGCGCTAATAGAAGAAGCACTTAATTGAGTAGTAACTTTTAATATTCCTGTAACTTCTACGTTATTTTGGAATTTGCTAACACCATTTTGATCTATTTGTAATCTTAAATTACCAGCACCATCGCTTAAATAAATATTATTATTTTTATTATCTTCCCCGCCATGAGAACCAATATAAACATTATTACTACCAGTTTTTACGTTTATAGCAGAATTATAACCAATGGCAATATTTTGGCTACCGGTTTGTAAGTTTGGTAATGAATTATAGCCAATTGCCGTGCTATAACTGCCAGTTCTGTTTGAATAAAGTGCGGATGCACCTATCGCGGCATTATAGGAGCCAATAGTATTATTTATCATAGCACTGACACCAATTGCAGTGTTATTTGTTGAATTGCCGCCCTCTCCAAACGGACCACCCATTGCTGCTGCGCCAATTGCTACGTTATTGCTAGCAGTTATATTACTGCCAAATGGACCTAAAGTATTTGTTCCAATTGCTAAATTGGAATCGCCTTTTACTATTCCAGCAGCAGAATTTACACCTAAAATATAATTTCCGGCTCCATCTACAAGATTTTGCAACGCTCTACTACCAATAGCAAAATTTGTTTGATTGCCTATTTGAGAATGTTTTGATAATGCATAGGAACCAATCGCTACTGAATAATTTGAATTACATAATTCTCCCGCTTTATAGCCTATAAATATGCCCCCATCATTACCATTCATCGATTTACCAGCTAGATTTCCAATAGCTACATTACCGTTGTTTTCAGCACTTGGAGCAACAGAGGAAGATAAAGCTTGATAGCCAATTGCTATATTATTAGCATTTGTTGAATTTGCTGAATTTAAAGCTTGAAAACCAATAGCAATATTAGATGCAAGTGAAGAATTACCATTTCCAATAGTTATATTATTGTCAACTTGTATTTTACCGCTAGCAGTTATTTGTGGTGAATATAAAAAGGTCTTATCGCTTGATATATTACCAATTAATATATCGCCACCTTCGGGATTTAAAAGCAATTTATAATTGCCCGTTCCAACCGTAGAGGGAATTCCAAGTGTTTTAACTTGTATTTTTCCAGCATCGCTTGGGCTAGGTTCAATAGTAACAACCAAATCAACATTTGAATTACTGCTTTTAATATTTAAACCACCAGAAAGATTATTATCATTTGTTTTTATTGTTAATAAACCAACAGAATTACTATGATTAACTATTATTCCACTAGAAGCACTAATAAATGAAGAAGTAACACTAGTTAAACCACCTAATGTTGTGCTAGTGCCTCCTAAAGAAATAGAAGTTGTTCCTACAGTAATTGAATTATTTTGTAATGAAGCATTAGGAATACTAGATGCAGAAATAGCACCTGAATTAATTACTATTCCTGTTCCTCCGCTTATTTGCGCTCTAACGTCGTTTGTAAAATTAGGAAAATTAGCAGAAGAACCAGTTAAACCTAAATAATTTGAAGAACTAATTGAAGAACCAGTTATTGTTGTATAGGTTATTCTTGAACCAGATATATTAGTGCCAGTTAAATTTGTATATAATCCAAGAGCGCCAGATATACCTGTAGTGCCTGTTACTTGTGTAATACTTACATTTGAATTTAATGATGATGTACCATTTGTAACTGTAATATTAGAACTACCGGTCATTAATCCCCAAACGGCAGTTGAAACTCCTGATATAGAACCAACATTTAAGCCGACATAATTTGAAGAACTAATACTGGAAGCTGTAATTACACTCGTTTTAAGGCCGGGAAATACTTCTAGTAAATCTGTAATGCTATCAAAAACAATATGAGCATTAGCGCCGTATTCATCAACTGTGGCACCAACAGAACCGCTTCCCCATAAAATACCAGAACCGCTAAGAGTAGTGTGATCAGCCGCGCCACTCATTAATGTGATAAATTTATCACCAATTTTTAGAGTATTTTGCGTTAAGGTGTTTAATTGTCCAATACTGGCTGTACCGCCGATATAAATATCATTTGTTATATAAGCACTAGAAGCAGTAAATTGATTAGATATTACAGCGGTTGAAGCAGATAATGTATTAAATTGTCCAATCGTACCAGAAACTCCAACAGAACCGGTTATTTGTGGAATAGAAATACGGTCTTTAGCGTAATTGCCAATATAAACATAAGCGTCAACACTTGTTGGAATACGAGAAATATCTTGTAAAAATAAAATACCAGAATAATAATCTAATACATAATCTTCATCTTGAGATTCTAAAATTATCCCTGACGAACTGCTAACTTGAGCAGCATAAGCACTGTCATATGTTGGCGGTACTAATTGTAAAGTACCATTTGAATCAGAAGCAGTATAAGAATTAGTAAAAGGCGCTGTACCTTTTTTTGGATTTGAAGAGTTTGTTTGATAATTGGAAGGTAATACTAATTTATATGCGTGTAATCCAGAAGTTTCTGTTTCTCCTTCTTTATCAATAGAAGTGTTGGAAGATAAATTACCTACTGTGCTAGCATATTCTGATAAAGAAATACTAACAAGAGAAAAAGTTACTTTTTCTACTATACCATTTGTTATACTGTAGATAGACGAACTAGGACTTGTTGGAATAGTATCAGAGAAAACAGTAGAAAATCCTACTTGAACATTAGAGCTAATACTTTCGTTTGAAGTTCCAAACTTTGCATTAGTGTGTGTTTTACCAAGTAATTTTTTATAAGCTATTAAAAGTTGATTTTTCTGTGTTAAGGCCATTTTTATAGTCCTGTTATATTAATTCTACTAATGCTTGAAGTCCAAGAACCAGATGCTTGTAAACGCATTACAAAATATTCATTTGGTGATAAACCTTCATTTAATAAATTGATCGCGTGTTCTGAGGTAGTTGAGGTACTAACTGGATTTGTACCCGCCAAGCAACCTAAATTATCGCTTCCAGAAGAATAACCAGCACCGGGAGCAGAAGTGGAAATATCTCTCCAACCAGTTTTACCCGGAACTTTTATCCAAGCTCTTACTTTTGTTCCATTTAAAGTTGTGTTATAGGGCACAACTGTAAATCCGCTGCTTCCTGTAAACGCTACTGTAAAAGTAGCTACTGCCGAACTGCCGTTTTGAAATGCACGATAGTAATATCTATCTTCAGTAGCTGTTGAATAATTTGGCTGACTTGTCGGTATATGTACAACGCTAGATCCAGCTACGTTTCCACCATTTAGTGTTTGAGTAGGATACCTTACTGAGCCGTTATAAACAGCTAATTCTGTAGATGTTAAGGTAGAAGAACTTGGAAATAAGCCTATTTGTGAAGAAAGAGAGGCTTGCGTGTCGTAACTAGCAGAAGAAACGCGATAATTTTCTAAACAAAAGTTTTCTTGTAATGTTGTATTTGCAGTAGAAATGTTATCGAACAATATTGTATTTGTTTGTAAACCTACTGAACCTGTTTTACCTAAACCATTACTTGCTGAAAGAGCAGAAAATAATGCAGTTCCTAATAAACGATAGTTACCATTAAAAGTATGTGCGCTACTAACAGATATAGAATCGTTGTTTGTAGTTGGTACCGGAATAGTTACAGCTGTTGTATTTAAACCAGTAGTTGTATTACCAAATGTTAAACCATTAGAAGTAGGATAGGTGTTTTTATAAAAATTTCCTACGCTAGTGGCAAAATTATAGGAAATAGAGGTAAAATATTTTATACCCGATAAGGCTTTGGTGCCGTTTTGAGTAAATGAAGAAGAAGTAGGCGTACTAAATGTATAATCTTGAGTTCCTAGAGAAGCCGTTGGATCATATACCCAATCGACATAATTAGTAACTGCACTTCCTAATGAAGAAACGTGTGTAACTTTAGCATAATTGTAGCCATTAATCCAAGAGCCTGTTGGAATACCAACAGTGCCAGTTCTGTGACGGAATAAATCAAATGGCTCACCAGAAGTTAAAAATGTACCTGTATTCGCCGTAGTAAGATTAAATGTTTGCGTAACGGCAGAAGCAGTATTAGCAGTAGAACCAGTAGGATTTATTTGTACGCCATTAATTTCGATTATATAACTACCAACGCCATCAGCTGCAACGTTAAATGCTTTTGCAGGGTAATTTACATATACGCCTTGATTGACGGCAGTAGAATTATTAAGAGACAATGTTAAAGCAGTTTTAGCAGCAAAAACACCCATTCTTACAGCATTTCCGCCATTTCCTAAAGAGCCAGTATAAGAACCAGCAAAATCTACATTAGATAAACCCGTTGTGGAGGCATAGTTTACATTTGTATAAGTCGCTACTGGATAACTAGATCCAAAAGCTAATTTCATACTTGTATAAGCGGCGCTATTTCTTTCTAAATTAGAAAGTACCGGTGCTGCTTTTGGTGCTAAACCTTTTAACACTTCATTAATTCTATCAATAGCGTTTGAAAGATAAGTTAAATTTGTAATATCTGTAAATAAACCGTCAGTATAAGTTCCATCTTCTGTTGGTGTACCAATATTAATATTTCCTACAAGTGCTTGAGAGCCTGTTAATTGACTTGCAGAAACTTGATTAGCCGTTATGGTACTTGGATTTGTAGGATAATTAATAGGCATTTTACTTAATTTCCGTAATTAGAATCGAATCAGATGCCGCGCCATTAATAAAATATCCACCATAATAAACAGCGGCGGAATTTTCATCACTTGTGTATGTTCCAGATGGATACAGCATAAAAGAATAATACGTAGGAGCAGAATTTATATCAGAAATAGTAAAACCATTTGTTGTAGATCCGGTAGAAGATATAGCAATATATAAATTGTTAGGGCCGGGATTAAAAATTGTCACACTTCTTCTTGATGGATCATTAATAGCTAATGCAAATGTTCCGCTTGCAGCACCAACCCAGCTAAAAGAAGAAGAATAATTTTGTACTACTGTTGTTACTGGTGGTGATAAATGAATTGGAATATAACCATAGCTACCACTTTCAACTGTTAAAGATTTTACCGCCCCAAGACCATCTTTTATTGTTAAACCTTGAATAGCCATTTATTATTTCCTTAAATTAATCCATAATTATAAGAGGTTTCGGGACAAGAAAAATCTAATATATTTTCATTACCACAACCTTCAAAATGACCTAAATCATTTAATAAGTTTCCCGCATAACCATAATTTAAATAAATATTTCCACCCCAAATTTTAAAATTAAAACGTGGTTTAGTTTTTATTACGTTATAAAAAATATCATTATTTTCAAATTTCTTGAAAGACATTTTAGTAATCTAACCTTACGCGCAATATTAATTCTTGTGTTGGGTCTTTTTTTAGTGGTTCTGATAATTTAGCTACAGCTAATAATTCATTATCAGGTGAATATAAACCAACAGTTGTAAAATATGACACTGGAGCATCTGTAGTTAAATTCTTGACACGAATTTGACTTGCGCTTAAATATGTTGGATTTGAACTATAATTAAAATCATTATGATTTACACGGCAGAAATGAATTGTACTGTTTAGTTCTGTTGTGTTATTAAATTGAATGTTTTTAATACGTTTTCTTAAACCGGCATTAACTTGATCTATTGATGCAGTTTCAAACATCTTTTCAACGCTATAAGGTAAGCTCATGTTATCGCTTAAATTAATAACTTGCGTTAATTGACCAAATTGACTAGATTCTAAATTAACTGATGGGCTATTTGAACTAGAGGCTCCCAAGGCATGAGCAGATAAAGCTACAATACCTGCTTGATAAAATACAAATCCAACTTGCTTATTAGTTTGTGTTGCTTCTAATGGAGAACCTACATCATCTTTGGCATAAAGAATGCCATATTCTCCTACTGGAGAATTAATTTTATAATTTGTTGTTCCGCTAGCATCTGAAATAGATATAGTAGTAGTAAAAGGCGTAGCGCTAGAAGAAGCAACACCAAGAATCATGTTAAATGACCCTTTTTTAATTTCGTCCTTTACTAAAAGGCGCGAAAAATCAAGATAATACATGGAAGTAAATTTATCGCCAGCAGTTGATGCATCGCCATCACGGTCAAATTGCATTATATTACCGGACACATCATAACCAACCAACATTTGTGCCATTTGATTATAAATATTTATTTTCTTTTTGGCGTATGCATCTACTGACAATGTTCCACTACCGGGAGAATTAACGGCATTACCAACATTCATATCAAAAAGTTGATTTGCAGCGGAAGCAGTATATGGATAATCATAAACAGTTTGGAACATTCCATGTGAATAAGATTTAATATTTGTACTAACACCAGTATAAGTAGAACTAGAAACAATTGAACCGGTTATTGGAATGTTTTCATGTAATAGTGTTCTAGTAGAAACAATATCATCATCTAAGAAAGCTTTAAACGTATTAGCCATTTATGTATATCCTTTATGCTATCTTTTTTATAAGTCTTACTGGAATATCAATTCCAACGCCAGTTGTTACGCCGGTAACATTAATATTAGTTAAAATACTTTTTACATTTGTTGCTGCTGGCGTGACGTTTGAAAATAAGCTTGTAATATCTGTGCCGAATTGATTAAATAAATAATCACTTGTATTTGTCTCTAAAGAGGCACGTAATAAAAACTTTAAATGTGTACCGCGAGAACCTGCTATAACTTGTCCTTGAGATGGATTATCACGATTTGTAACAATATCACGAATCCAAGAGTCGTTCATATTATCTTGTTGAGAGAAATAATAACTTGCCATATCATCATCATCAATATATGATGGAACAGGAAATACGAAATTGCCGTCTGAACTAACAAGAGACATAAGGCGATTATCAACTTCAACTATATATTGAGTTTCTTTTAAATCTGGATCTAAAGTTATTGTTGGAGGAATTTTTACGTTATCTATGCCCTGATCTACTTGAATAAAGTCTCCATTTAATGAAACGCCATTAATTACTCCTTGTTGATTTATTAATTGATCATTAAATTTTAACGTAGAAAGATTTAAAAAAGTCTCTGTAGCTGAATCAACAGCAAGAACAAAACCATTTTGCACTAATTCAGGTATTGCTACATTACTAATTTCATTATTTAATTTAATAACCGGTAAAAATAAAAGGTTATTACGTGTAATTGTAATAAGCTTATTCTTCATTGAAGAGCCGTTATTAGTAAAGGCTTCCAAAACTGGGGTTTGAAGAATCTCTAAATCATAATATGCAGAACCACTAGAATTATTACGATCATAAAGGCTGTAATCTATTTCATCGTCCGCTAAAGCAAATTTAGTTATACGAAAAGAGCCATCGCCTTTTGCTAATCTCATTCTTCCTGTATCTGTTAATACAGCATCAAGAATAATATCACCACTATTATCTAAATAACCCATTTTTTAATCCTCTTTTTGTATATAACTAGTATAAAAATATGTAATAATTCTTATTATTTATGCTTTATATCATAATTAAATTTAAAATTTAAATCTATTTTCCTGCCTGTTTGCTTAGATATTAACCTAATCTTCATGTTTTTATTCCAAATAGTATCTTGACTTAATCCCATTTGCAATCCAGTTGAATTAACGGTTTCTTGATTTACTAATTTCTGTAATAAAGAAGGAGAAACTTTTAAATATCTTCTAAAAGATTTAAAATCTTGCAATAAGTTTTGTTTTTTATCTAATTCTACAACTTCAACAATAGGATATATTGTCCCATTATCATTAACTAGTTCTAGTTGAAATATTTTTGATAAATTAGAAAAATTTTTATGATAATCAATTGATCTTACGCAATAATAATATTTTTTATTTGGCTGTATCATATCCGTATAAGCAGCAGCCGTGCTACCATTTGTTGGAATAGAAGTTAGAAAATTATTAAAAATTTCTTGATAAGAAGTTGGATGGTTATTTAAACGAAATATTTGAAATTCGTCAGAAGGTTCGTCAGATTCAAACATTAACATGTTTTCATTTGATGGAATGTTTTGTGATTGTTTTAATTTTTCTATTAATTGAATTTCAGCATCATTTGAAGATATAGGAACTTTTTTATATTTTCCTATTCCAGTATTTATATTTAATAAAATTTTATTATCTATTCCAACATAAGGAATAATAGATAAATCTGGTTCTACCGGCGGTTTATCTAATAAAAGATTGTTATACATGCTACTTTGTAAATCATAAACCACTAATTCAGGTTTATGTATATAATAAATTGTTACCTGATTATTGTTTATCAATATAGCATCTTGAGAAGGATCAGACCAGTTAGAATAACTATAACTATTTCCAACTGCTAATACTAAATTCTTAAGCTGATATGTATATTCTTCACCATATTTTATTTGTGTATCTATCCATTGCATATAAGAAGTATTTAAATTAGGTAAATACCATTCTTGCAGTGGAGTAGCGGTGGAAGTATTTTGAAAGCCGTTGAATTTTTGTAAATGATATCCAACTATTTCAACAGGACTTTCTTTTCCTAAGAGAACATCTTTAAAATTTCTTTTATATTTATCTAATAAAGAATTTATATTAAAAAATAAGGATGGATCATTGACTATATTACTTGAAAATATATTTTCAAAAAACTTTTCATTTATCAAATACCCATTACAAGCAAGATTATTAGTTATTACATTATTTCTTATATCTACTTCTGTTAAAGATGAAACAATTGAGTTATTTTTCATCTCAGAAAGAAATTTTGAATATAAATTATAATCATGAAATAATTTTGAAAAATTTTCTTGATCATCTTGATGAAGATCGATGGTTATTTCAGAATAAAAAGGAAATTGTTCTTTAAAAGCATTATATTTATTTAAGTATTTATCTAATGAAACTATTTCTGTTTCAGAAATACCCATATTAGAATTTATAATAAGGCTAGATACATCAGTTCTTACGCCATTTAAACTAATAATTTCTTCTGGTTTATTAAGAAAGCTAGTGTTTTCTATTTTAGCACTATTTGCATCAGTAAAAGTGCCCTGTATACCATCATAGTCAGATAATTCTGGAACATTTCCGGCTAATTTAAATTCTAGAATCTCATAGAAATATGGTAAATTTAATATTGATAAATTAGGATGTTCTTTTAAAAAATTTTCATAATTTCTAATTAAAAAATTATATTCTAAACTTGCTTTAAACTTTAAAATTCTATCTAAATTAGATACTGTTTCTTCTTCTAGTGGATCATAATGTTTATATTGAGAAAAACAAAGATCTATAAAATTAACATCAAATAAAACAGATTTTCCAAATGAAGTTACAGTTATTGTTGGTGGCTCAAAGGTTCTTTGAGGGGTTTGTGGTGTATTTTGAGATGTGTTTGGAGTTGTTGGTCTTGGATATCTGTTTCTACCTCTATCTCTACCAAGATTAAAACCCATTAAATCTTCTATTTTGCCAGTTCTTGCTCCTATTTCAGCGCCAGCCATTTCTAATTGTTGCTCTGTTAATTTTCTATCTTCTTCTTGTTTTTTTTGTAAAGATTGAATAAAATTACCTAAATTTTCTACTATTCTTTCATCATATCCTCTTTCTTTTACTGCTTTAACCGCATCTATAACAGCTGCACGAATTGGCGCTACTAAATCATCAGAATTATTAAATAAAGTAGATATATCGGTAGTAGAAATATCAGATGATCGATTTAATATGTCTCTTATATTATCAAATATTTTTGGGTTAATTTTTTGATAATTTGGATTATCAACTGTTGTAGTAATAACTGGTTTACTACTTTGAATTATTTCTTGTAAACGATTTACAAGAACTTGATTCATATTTAAAACTATTTTTCCTTCATATCTTCCACTTTCACCCGGATTAGTTGGAGGAATATAATTTTCTGTATGACTAGCGATACTTATTGATGAATCAAGACTATTAGTATAAGTATTTTGATCTTGAACAGAAATCAATCTTCTAATAGGATCTCTAGAAAAGTCCTTTGTTTCACTAGAAATATATCTAAAATGTTTACCAATTTTTTTCATTTATATCCTTAAATAGTTATCTACGTGGTGTTTTAGGATTATTTTTAAGTTGATTACTTGGTTTATCTTTATTAGATAAATTAGAATTAGTATTTATATTTTTAATAAATGGTGGAGTTGAATTATGCATTTTATCATTTCCTACATTTAAATTCATTTTATTAAGATTATTGGCATCAACTGTATTCATTTGTTCTATTTTTTTTACATTTTCCATTTTATTATTGCCGATATTTTTTTCAGTAAATGTTTTCATCAAACCGGCTGCTGGTGTTAGAGCAATATCAAATTTTTTTCCTAATTCTGGTTTTAATTTATCTCCTAATACTACACCTTTATTAAATTTAGTTAACTCTGGAATGTTTTTAATTACGTTTTGTAATCTAGAACTCACATCGTCATCTATTATATTTCTCATAGATTGTGTGAAATTATTAAATCTGGCTGGTTTACGAACAATAAAGTTTGTTAAGCTTGTTCTCCCAGATAATAAAAAGTGTTTATTATAAATGGGCATCTTTATCTGTTCCCAATCATCAATATTTATTGATTGATCTTGATAGATTCTTAATCTACAAAGAATAGGCGCAGAATTTTCGGTTAATGATCTTACTTTTTCGTTAGTTAACGGTACCCAATTTTCATTTTTTACATTAATAAATGGTCTAGTTTTTTTATCAGGTCTTATAGGTAATAGTTCTAAATATTCTATTCTATGTATTGTGTTATAAAATAACAAATATATAGAATGAAAGTCAAGAGATGATAAATATTCTTCTTCTTTATTAAAAATTCTTGCTCTATTGAAAGCCAAAGAAATAATCTGATATGGAACTGTGGAAGTATATTTTTTCTTATGAGCCGTTGTTAAGGATTTAGGAGAAATAAATTTAAGTTTTTTTTGTTTTTCAATAATAGAATTACTTTTTTTATCAGTTAATTTACTAAGTGATAAAAATAAATATGCAGGATCTACTTTAGAATCTAAAGTTGGTTTAACGTCGTTATAATCCTTTATGTCGTCTACTTTTTTATTTACTGTTTTAAATAATGAAGGAACAGAAATGGAATATTTTTCCATTATATTATTTAACCTAAGATTAAACTGTTGCTGTGATGTACTCATACCCATAAATCCTAAATTAGTTATAGGAACTATACTTCCAGCATCACCAAGATTATTTTGTCTTTTTATGTCTGTTTCTAATTCCGCAAAAGAAAATTGATTAATTAATTCAGGATCTTGTATTGTATCATCTAAATTAATTATCTTATTAATAGATTTTATAGTTCTTGGACCAATAAATTTATATCTATTATTGTATGCTATGCTATCTTCTATTAGATTATTTTTTGTATATTTAGAAATATTGGCAGTTACAATTGATTCTAGCTGATTAGTGGTAACTAAACAAAAACCATTTTTCTTTTCATTTTGTACAAATTCATAACCAATTTCAATTTTTTCCGATGCATCAACATATTCATTTGTAAACCAATAATTTACAATAGCATTATTATTTCTATTATTTTGAGCTATTCTGTCAATTTGTCTTATAAATCTTTGATATGTATTTATAAAATACATTATAGATTCTGCTGTGGCTGTAGAAGGCTCAAGCATGCTAACAAAAGCGCTGCTAACATTTAAACCATTTGATGAAGTTGCTAATTTTACTCCAAATAAATTTAATAATCCAATAAAATGAGCAACAGCATTATTATTCATTGTTACCCATTTAGAATTACCATATTCTTTTACAAATTTATTAGTAAAGCTACCGGCAAGAGCATCATAAACGCCAATTTGTTCAGAAGTAATATTAGGTAAGTTTTGAATAACTTGATAATCGCCAGATGGCACAGTAGGTTGTAAAAACTTATTTTTTTCTGTATATTCTTTTTTAGTTTTAACAATTTTTTCTGTTTCAGATAAATATTCCGTTAAATTTAATAAATGTTTTTGAGCTTCATTAATTAAACCCTTTAAATAATTTGTAAAATTATCTACTAATGTAATTTCTATACCATATTGATATAAACCAGTTTTAAGACCATAGATTTCAAAATCTGTTATATCAAAAGTTCTAAAACTACCCTCACGAACTGTAGAATAAGATACAGACGTTTCTCTAATAGAACCTAAATTTTTTTGTGAAACTGATTGAATAAAAATGGGTTCTTTTTTTGAATCAGCACCTGACGCAATAGAAGTTAAAGTATCATTTCTATATTCAATACGAGCTTTATCTGAATTATTTGTTTTTATTACTTTACGTCTTAAAACTTTCATAGAAGCCATGTTTATTTGGCTAGTAAATTCATCTATTAAGTTAGTGTGTAGAATTTGAGTTTTATAAGCAGAAATATTTTTTATAAGGGCTTTATAATCTAAATTAAATAAAAACGATAAATTACCATTTATGTTTCTTGAAAAATAAGCATTAGAAAAATATTTATCGTCTGAAAATTCAAGCTTTCTTTCGGACAATAATTTTATATTTTTTGTATCTATTTCTACATTTTCATTTATATTCTGTAATAATGAGTAAGAAGAATCTGAATTATTATTAAATAAAGATTTAGATAATCTTAAATCATTTATTAGACTAGAAATAACTTCTTCTCCCTCAATATTAGTAGAAATTAAAGGAAACACCTGTACATCGCTCATTAATATTCTTTTTTCTATAAATTGAGGCTTAATGTTTTTTTCTAGAATATAAGTATTTAAATCATTAAAAAGTACTATTCCAAGACTAAAAAAAGAAATGGTAGATTCGGGTAAAAGAAGCTCTTTTGTATAGGAAAGAGTAAAGTAATCACCCTCAATCATATGAGAATTAATATCTTTTTTATCTCCACTAAATTCTTCTGTTGGATTTATAAATACTTTTCTAACGCCGTATTTACTTAATATTTCTTCTAACTCTGGCTGTGTTTTACAATTAATAACCTCATTAGACATGTCATTATTTATTACTTCAAACAATAACATTTTCATTAAATTTTTTGCTGTTTGATTACCAAAAATTTTTGGAGAACTAACATTCTCTTTTATATCTATATAAAACGTTAATAAAGAATCGGTACCAGAGATTTTTAAATCAACCTTTTTTAAATTGACTAATTGTTTTCCATCACCATCTTTTATTGGAAAAGTATTATTTTTTATTGTATCAATTTGAGTAGAACTTAATGTAAAAATCATTAACAAATGTCTCCAAATGGTGGCTTAATGTCGGAAATAGCATAAATATCAATTTTAGCCATTTGCTTAGGAGTTAATTCTATTTCTTCATCTACTAATAAATAAAGATAGTGTTCAACAAACTTAGTATCAATATTTAAACTATTTGTTTCTAAATTTTCTGGTTGGTCTAACAAAATGTCATCTTTAACATAAACAATATCTTTTTTAAACAAAAGCTGTCTCCAATCTTTAACAGATACATTTGTTCCCGGCATGGTTTTTTCTTCTTCTACATAAACCTCAATATCAAAATTTTTCTTCAAATCTTCTACATTTAATTCACCAATATCAAACATTATATTGTTTTCTTTTACATAATGATAATAGATTCTTCCATCAAAAGAATTTTCATATGGTTCAGCTGCTGGCGAATAATCAGGATTTTCAATAGGTTTATCTTTAGTTATTACAACGTTATAATAACTTTGAGTTAAATTTACTTGGGGGATTCTAAATATAGGTTGTAATGTACCTTCAGAACTATCAGTATTATCAATAAAAGATACGGCAGATTCAACTTCTCCTTCAACAACATTTATATTCCAAGCAGGATAATAACTAGAATTATGAGATGATTTTCCTAATGGGGACGAAAGAGCATAATTTTTTTCAGATGTAAATTGTAATTCTTGATGTTTTAATTTATCTACATCATTTGTTATGACATCAATTAATTTTGTTGCTCTATTTTCTGCACCAATATAGGACGCTTGTGGCTTATTAGCTGGTGTTTCGTCTAATATTCTTGTCCTAATTTCGTTTTGAGTTTCTTCTAGGTCTGAAAATTTAGAATCGTATAAAACCTCATCATCAAAAAAGGCATAATATACAGGCTTAAATTTACCTTTTGATAGCAAAAATTTACCATAAGACGTTAATTCAATTTTTAAAACTTCTTTTTTACTATCAAATATAGACATATTAATCGCCTCTATTTACTTTAATTTTGGTTCTTTTATTTGTAACCTCGTTTTGTCTCACACTTTTTACATCATTTCTTGGATTAAATTTTTCTAATCCTGCTTCTAGTTTTGTCTTACTTACTTTTGGTAAATTAGGAAGATTATTTACCAATTCTGCTATAGGATTTGTATTATCAATTTCTAATTTAGCCTCAACATTAACTAGTTCTACAAGAGAAAAGAAATCATACGGCCAATTATAAGAATATTGTGGTATGTTATTGGCATTATTAGAATTTCCGAAGTCGAATTTAAAACGAGTATCGTCGCGGGTGTCCTCTGTTAATTTATAATAGTTTATTTCACCACGTTGCTTGACTTTGAACACTTTAAATTTAACTTCAGAAGGAAGTTTTTTGCCGTGGAATAGTTCTTTAACGCCAAAGCCATGAGATATGTTTATATCTTGCTTTTCAGCCTTATAGGATGCTTTTGGCATTAATCCTTGCCAAATATCAGACAAATCTTCTGTATCTAAAACAGTGCCAAATTCTGCTACATACATGACAAATGGGTTAATATCTTTATTTCTTATCCAATCTAAATGTGTTGGAATAGAATATTTTGTCATAGACTTAACTAATTTTACAATACTGTTATTCTGATCTACTTCGGAAGAATTTACTCGTCTTTTTATTTCTTCAAAAGTAACGAGCGAATCTCTACTGAAAGATAGACCAATAACTTCTTTTAAAATATCTCTATCAATAGCAAAATAATATGGACCGTCACCACGTTGGAAACTGTTAGTAATCCCATTTTCGCCTAATAATTCTGGTATTGTTGCTGCTTTTGTGTTATCGATATTTAAATCATGATTTTTATCATAAGTATATGGAATTACTACTACGCCTTCAGATAATACCTTATTGTCGTCTAATAAACCAATAGTTAATTTTTGATCTTTCTTAAAACCACACAATTGAGCTAAAGAACCAGTTTTTGAAGAAATCATTTGACGCTTAGAGCCAATAAATGGTTCAGAAATATACATTTTTATTCCATTACCTTCTTTTACCGGTTCTCCATAAGTTGTCCATAGACCTTTAAACAGATTTGAATATACACCATGTGTAAACTGATAAGTTTCATCTTGGAATCCACCTATAAAATTTAAACCTAAATTATTTATCTTATCAACATTAGCAAAATTAATAGCCGGTGTTTCAAATTTTGTTTGAATAACCCAAGAATTGTTTTCGTTTGTTGGTTTTTCAACAGCTGCCAATTTAGAATTAGCCGCATCAAACAAAGGATTATTATTTTCTGTTTTGAATAACAGGTTTATACTAGAAGATAACGTCATCAAAGAACTGTATGCAGGAGAATTGCTATAATTATCTGTATATGGTGCATTGAAGCTAGAAGAAATGATATTAGATCTTTCAGCAAATAGTGCTTTTGCGTCATCGTTGATAAAAGTTATTGTTGCATTTCTTTGTATTTCTTCTAGAGAATATTGTCTAGTATCTTCAGCTTTAAATTCTATTCTAGCAACTGATTTTCCATAGTAATATGGTGGAACATAAGGTGCATAAGCGGGAGTATCAACTTGTTTAAAGAAGAAATTATACCAACTAGAACCTGTTAATGCAGAAGCAGAAGCGTAGTTCCAATATCTAACTGGTGGGCCATATAGAGAATCAGGAGAATATACTAATAAATCATTACTTCCTGATTGTAATAATTTAGCAGTTTCATAAAATGGATCTGCTATATACTCTTTAAATTTTTTGTCCCTTTCTAATACAACATCCATATAATATGTGACGCCTGCAATCGCACTTTGAAATTTAGTTTCTGGTGCAGATACTAACTTAGATAACTTATTTTTTAAGAAGAAGCTTGGAACTTCTGCTAAGAAATTATGCATTGCTAATTTATAGTCTGCATTATTAAATACAAAGTTTTTTAAAGAACCAGATAGCGACATATTATAAGACGGATAACGTAAATATTGTCTATCATCGCCATATACAACATCAGTAGAATAATATGTTGGGTCTAAATAATATAGATTGCTACTAGTTGTTTTTAATTCATCTGGTATGGTTGTATCAAATTCTAATAAACTTTCAAATTCAAATCGATAATTAGGCGACTTGTCAATAAACAAAGTAGCAGTATGATTTGTATTAACAGAACCAGAAGATTTGTAAAAATCTGGCAAAATGCTAGAGCTGAATGCAGCGCTGCTTGTTATAAAAGCAGGCCAATCAACCGCAATAGAAGATTTAATGCTGTTTAAAAGTACGCCGGGGGCGAACAACGGTTGCATTAAAGTCAATAATTGCTGATCTATAGGAGTACCATTGGAATTATTAAAATCAGCGGTTGTATATACATCATCATAAATTGATGTAAATGTTTGCTTTAAATCAATAAATGAATTAATAAATTTAGAACTTAATTCTTTTACTCTTTCGCTTGGATAAAAACCTTTATATGGTAATAATTTTTTAATACCAGATATCTTAAATGATATTTTTTTATTATTTGCATCTTCGTCTAATACGAATGTATTTAATGGTGAAGATTTATTAATTTCACTATTAATATCAGTAAAATCATTTTGTATAGCTAAACCATCCACTGATAGATAACTTGTTGTTAAGAAAGAATTAAAATTACCATTTTTTTCTTTAATATAATATTCTGCGAAATCACTTATTTTATATTCTGGTACAAGAGAATATGTTTTGCTATTTGGTTTTAAATCTCTTAAATATTCTTCATAAGAATTAAAGAATGGTTTTTTAGAAATTATACCGGTTTCTGTTTTAATATCACCAGCCACTTTATCCGTATCGTATATATAACCTTCGTTTAATAAATAAACACATTCATTAATTGTTTTATTGAAAGTAATAGTTTTTTGTGTTTTGTCGTCATTTAATTTATATAAATATAAACCTTTGTTATTTGAACCTGTAGAAGACGGTAAATGATTGTTAAATATTAATTGAGGTCTTGGTAACAAGCGAGGTTTATTATATAAATAAGCTTCAAAAGGTGTTTGATTATCAGAAGTTTGAATAGTTCTATTATTTATTTGTTTTGTAAACCATCCTGCATAATATACAGCATCCCCAGAGCCGCTTTTTACAATACTAGAAACCGGCTCGTTTAAATCGGAAGTATAGGATATAAATTTATTTTCGCTATCAGAATATAAGAATGCGTTATAAGTTTTTTCATTAGAAATGTAAGTTTGAAGAAATGTATTAGCACCGACATTCACATTGCCATCATAAACACTCCCATTAAAATCAACAATATAGGTATTAACATTTTTATAAGAACCTTCTTTCCAATATGATAGTGTAGAGGAACTGACAAGGACGGCTATACTGCCAAGAGGTTTAGAAGCGTTATTATTATAAGGATCGGCAACGGTTTTATAGATTGAACCAACCATTTGGACTACATCATTGTTTATATTTTTAATTTTTGTTACCCAAGCAGGATTGCCGTCTTCCAATAAAAGACCGCCTTCAGGTGCTGCTTTCCAAGTATTAGTAGAGTAATTATAAATTCCAACAGCGGCGCTAGATGTAGAGTTAGAGGCTACTTTACTAAAATTTCCACCAACAACTATAGCATTAGAGCCAAATTGTGCTATAGTAGAAACAATACCATCAGTTCCTTGAGTTGTCGAAGATGCACCGAGAGCACTATATACACTTCCATTCCATTTTGCTAAAGTAGAACAAGATAAATAAGTACTTCCATTCTTTGCGTGAGTAAATAGACCACCAACATATATACCACTAGAATTAGTGTGAATTGTTGTTCCAATACCAACTTTATAAGTTGGTCCTTGTTGAATAAAAATACCATCACCAACTTTTTGCAAGGTATTGCTAGTTTTATTCCATTTAGCAATACCATTTAATGTTAATGAAGAATCAGAAGTCTTATCAAAAAAGCCAATAAAATATATACCATCACTGCCACTAATAATTTGTCTTACTCCATAGAAAAGATAATTATATTGAGGTACTGATGGAAGAGAAACCATATTATTAGATGCAGTAACACCTAATCCTAATCTATTCCACTGATTACCATCCCAGTATGCTATTCTGTCTAATTGATTGCCATATTCGTCTTGCGTAAAAAAGCCGCCAGCATATAAATAATTTGAATTATTATCATAATAAAGCGCAGTGACGGGGCCATTTAATTTTGCAATTCCATCATCGCTCCAAGTTTGTGTGACAGGATCCCATTTAGCAATATAATTGATCTTATCGTTATTAATATCTGGATCTAAGATAAAATATCTATGTTCTGGTAAATTATATGGCGATAAAATACCTTTAACCGTATCGCCATAGCTCATAGTCATATTAAAATTAGCTAATATACTTCCACCGCCAACATTAATTTGATCTAATAGATAATTATTAAGATCTATCTGTAAAACATCTAAAGGATCTGGATTTGGTACCCAATCATTTCCCAATGTTCCTGTATATACATCAGAAGAACCTGTTAAATTATCAAGAGCATAAATAGAAGAATTTATATTTCCACTAATTCTATGAAGAACAGGATAATCATTCATTACAGAACCAGTAAAGTCTTTTAATGCAGCGTAAGAACTGGTGGTGTAATCAAATAAATCTTTTACATCGGCCATTCTTTTACGAACAAGATAGTTTTCGTGCCAGTAGCTTCTTAATTTAGTGATGCTTTCACTGGAACCAAAATCGTCATAGCTTGGTTTAGTTCTTACTTCTTTTAGACCTGTATTTTCTTTTGCAGGATAAATTTGTGTAGTATATTCTGCCTTTAAAAGTTCCGGCTTTGGATCATATAAACCAGATTTTAATTCCATTAAAGCTTCATGTGCTTGTTGATTTGTCTTAGAAGAAATACCAGTAGCTATAGCTAAATCAATATTATTAAATCTTTCTTTATTATTATCATAAGAGCTAATAACTTCAACAGATGATTCCGAACCAGTAACCAATAATGTATGTTTCATTGGTTTGTTAAATGTAACAGGTGATTGTTTATAACTCTTTGATGTTTGTGCGCGTTTTTCCATATATGGAATTTTAAAACCACGCAAATCTTTAATTTTTTGTGATGGTTTGTCTAATACAAGCGTTAAGTTATTTTTTATAGAATTTTGTACAATCTTATTGCCATCTTTTCTGATTTGCTTCCAACTTGGGTGTTTATAAGCACCATTCATATTCAGCAAAAGCTTATTTAAATCATTATCATAATTACTACCGGTACTTACCGTAAATGTCGTTAAATCAACATTCTTAGAGAAATGGGTATTAAGACCAACAAAATCAAGAGGTTTAGAAGAAGATACAGAGCCGGATACAAATTGGAAAGAGTTTGTATTAAAAGTATTTAAATTTTCATATCCGCCTACATAGCCACTAAATTTTGGTCTTGTAGATAGTGAAGAAGAAATCCAAGCGTATCCTAAATCACTTTGTGGAATTTGATGTTGAACAAAGTTATTATCATATCTTGCTACAGAATTTGTACTAGTGGCGTTAACTGGTCTATATTTTGGATTCTCATTAACTTTGTGTATTGATGGATTAACACTATCTAAACTTTTAGATTCCGCAGACCAAACGTTTAATTGTTTACGTACACGTATATTTCTAGCATTTAAATCATTATAAGGAGAATACTCTTCAGCAGCGTTGTCTAAAGCACCGCGAGATAATGTTTCAGCACCACCGGGAGCACTAAATCTTTCAACAAATATGTTCTTATAATCATTTCTTATAGGTAATTCACGACTAGAAAAACCATTTCCAGAATCAGATATATTAGTAACAATATTTCCGGTTAAATCAACAAATGATTTATTGTTTCCCGTTCTTCCAGCACTTTGATAATATTCGTAATTTTGATAAAAGTTCTCTTTTTTCTTGATTGGTTGAATTATTTGTCCTGAACCTGTTACAGTTTCATCGGCAAATTTAAATTGTGAAGTAACTTTATTGTTGTATACGGTAATTGGACTAATGCTATCTTCAATAATAGTCATACTTTTGACATCAAAGCGATAAAGTTGATTAAAAAGCCTTATTTTATCTTTCATGCCTTCATAATCTTGATTAGAATCAATGCTATAAAGTGTTGGAACCTTATTTAAATTTGTTGAATTAATAACTTGACGTATAATTTCTCTATCAATATCGTTTTGAGGCTCTAAAGGTGTGTTTACGAGATTATTATCTCTATTAACGCGCTGTTTAAGCCATAATGTACCCGCTGGTGAAGCAGGGGCTTTTTGTTTTTCATATTCAAAACTTAAACCAGATCCTACAGAAGTTACCATTTCGCCATTAAATCTAAGGCTTGGCATCTTATTTTGATATTTATTACGTTCTAATAAGTGACTTTCTACCATGTTTCTTACTTTATTAGAAATATTAGCAGAAGCAGGTATTAATTGACTAATCATCAATGAAATTGATGAATCAATCCACTTATAAAATTCTAAAAACTTTTCAAAATCAGGAGTATTTTGTACTTTTTCAAAGAACATTCTTTGAACGTGATTAAGGGCCTTATAATCGTGTTGATATTTTTCAATCGGATCGCCAATCAAGTTATTAAAATCTTTTATTGTTGCAAACCAATTCAATATTTCATCATTTATGACTTGCGCCATGCTTTTTTCTATTGATAGATAAAAATTAACTGGTCTAGAAGTCTTAGTACGTGTTACATCGTCTGTAATTGGCGTTTGAATTAAATCAGAACCTGCCATAATTTCTGGCGGTATTTGTTTTCCTGAATAAACATATTCCCTATTAACAACTTGATCATCGTTAGGATAAAAATTATTACCTAAACCTGTATGACGAATTCTTGTTATATCTTGTAATAATGGATAAAAATTATCAGTAATTTCTGCTAAAGAACCAGAAGATGCATCTTGAACGATAAATTGTCCAAAACCATCAGAGGAAGAGACATTAAAGAAATCCCAGTTTAAAGCAAGAGTATCTATTCTTGTAAAATTAGCATAAGAACCAGTAGTAATAACTTCCATAGGCCAATTTGGATATTGACGACCAAAATTAGAAGCATCTATAGAATGTACTCTTAATTCATCGTTATTCACATAATCTAACCAAACACGCAACGAAGACACTTTTACATCTGTTTTATCAAACAAATAATTCTCATTAAAGTTTTCATAATGAGCGCCAACATATAAACGTTTATTTGTATTTAATGCCACCTTTGCATCGGCGGCTGGTATTGCTGTTGATAAAACAAACTGATTTTCAACGCTATCTACCAAGGAATTAAAACCAATAAACTCTAAATCATAGTCTGTTATTTCGCTACCAAAAGCTGTATTTACATTTTGTAATTTTTTAGGCGATAATCTAACAGCAAAATTCCATTTTTGGTTATCGTATGTATCATTATAAAAACTAGAAGTTAAAATTACATTTGTGTTATTTAGTCTTGCTTGGAGTTTAAAATAAACATCGGGACTTTCATAGTTTCTTTTTTCAGCATAAACTTGAAAATTAAATAAATCTTGATTGTAGATATCATCGCCCCAAGTTAAATCCACTTCATTAACTTTACAAGTATGTAATCCAAAAAGTGAAATTTCTGTAAAAACTGGAATATCGTAATTTGGATTATCGTATTCTACTTTTTTAGGAAATATAATTTCTGTTTGAATTGTTAATGGTACAAAATCTAATTCATTACTGTTACTACCTTTAATATATCCGCGTGTATCAGAATCGCCGGAAATATTTTTTTGAAAAACATAACCATTATATCTATCGGCATTATTAAAATCTATGTACTTTTTAGGTATAGAAACAGATTTATATTTTTCAGTAAATTCATATTGTGAATTAGAAGCATATAAATTGATCTTAATTAATTCATCATCTACGCCAAAACATCTAATCAAATTACGTAATGACTTTTCAGTACCTTTTGATTTATAAATATATGCTAGATTGTTGTATATATTTTGATAAATAGCATTTTTAATATTATGTACTTTTTCTTCAAATTCGTCTGATTCATTGCGCGACAAGACATCTTCTAAAAAGGTTGTATTATTAAAAATTTCTATATTTTCAAAGCCATACGAACTTAATAATTTATTAGTAAAAGGCTTTGGCTTTTCATTTTCTTTAATATATTCTGTATTTCTTAATGCAGGTAAATCTTTAATTTGTAAATGTAAAGTATCAAAATAGCTAGATATAATTTGCACTAAGTGTGATAAATCGTTAGATTCTAAACTTTCTGCTTCTTCTGTTATCCAAGAAGGAATAGAATTATAAATATTAGCATTATTTTGTTTATCATGTTCAAAGCCAATTTCTGCGTATTGATCGACTATGCTCTTTACTAATGGATTACTAGAAAATAAAATCGGGTCTTTATTTTCAACTGTTTCTCCAAAATATTCATCTATGGCAGAAGAAGTGCTTTTTACATTTAAATCATAAGAAATAATTGTACCGTTTGAAACACGACCAGAATAATCAATGCAGATTGAATCAAGAGCATTAATTTCCTTATTATTAACGTATCCTTCATTAAATTTATAATATACACCTAAAGAAGTATTTGCATCATCAGTGTTACTACCGCCAGCTACATTTGTAAACCAATAACGATAAATTTGCTTAGAATTTCTAGCTACTTTCCAGAATCTAAATTCATCATAAGAAGCATAGCTTGTTCCAAATCCATTCCAAAATTGTGTATTTTTTCCTTCTGAATCAGCTTGATAGCCGCCAATAGTGGCTAGAGTTCCAAGATTATTAGCTAATGTAATTCCACCAGCTCCAATTATCTTATTTAAAGACTGTAATTCGCCATCTAAATAAAAACATATTTCTAAATCATTAATATCAAAATCGCTGTTTTTAAAGCTAAAAGCATAATGATGCCAATTGTTTCTATCAGAATTATGATTTAAGGCATATTTTACAACGCCATTTGTTCCAGAAACATAAGTTAATAAAAAAGAATTACTAGAAGAATGTTCGATTGTTAATCTTGTATAATCTGAACTACCGCTTTCTTTTTGATTCCATAAATCAAATATGGCATGAATGTTATTGTAAGCAGGATCAGAAATATCGGTATTTTCTTTATACCAAAATTCGACTGTATTACCAAATTCAGTAATTCCTAAATTAGATTCTCTGTTTTTTGAAACATCAAAGATATTAGATTTTTCAAAATCACCCGTTGGAGAAGCATTTGGACCACCTTTTATTTTTATATATTGTGGTTTTGAACAATCTTTATATTCATAAGAACCTGTTGTTACGCCAAACACTGAACCGGATCCTAATGTAACATAACCAGTTGTTTTTGGATATATATGATCAAAAATATAAAGGTCTAATTGAGTGGCTTTATTACGCCATTGTTGTTGCTCTTTGCGTGAACCGTCATAAGGGTAATTTTGGTATATGTTAGATATTGCATCGACATAATATTTTTCAGCAGAGCCATATCTTGCAAAATTAGAAGCGCTAGAAAAATCAACATCAGGTAAAAACCTTTCTCTATCTACTGCTATTTCTTCTAGATAGCCTTCACTTTCTGCTTCTTTATATAATTGCTCTAATTGTTTATTAGCAACTATCTTTTCAGAAGTTTTACCAAATAAATCTTTTAATGACATATTTATTCAACCCTAAATTTATATGTATCTTTAAACTCTACTAATTGATTTCCATCCCAAGTAGCTAATTTTATACCATATCCATAATCTTTTTCAAAAATATTCATATCTAATTCAAAATAATTTCCATTTTGATCATATGAAGTTTTTGAATATGCTAGCGATCCTGTAGAATAATCAATAATAGTATAATTATCATTATATCTAAAAATTTTGTAATATAAATTAGGAATTATTGTATTTTCTATATTATTATAAGCAACTGTATAAATTGTTGGTTGCCAATTTCTTTCACGAACAAAGATATTAAATCTAGCTTGTTCATTTTGATGATATTTTGGTTTTAAATTTGTAATATTTAAAATATATTCTGTATTATAGGTAGAAGAATCGTTTTCTCTTTGTAATATCTCTATTTCTCCAGAATAATATTTTATAGTTTGTGTTGCTAGATCAGTCCACTTATCATATACAAAACTAGCAGTAGTATCTAAGGATACTTGTGCTTTATATATACCGGGAAGCGGATTGGTTACTTCTAAATAAGAAGTGCTAATTTCATTTGTTAATGAAACATCGCTAAAAAAATTAATTGTTGGAATAGGATCTCCAACTATATTTTTTAATCTACCATTTACTTTATTATAAAAATAAATATTCATCAAATTGTCTTCTGTGGATAATAAACTGCTAGAAGCATAAAAGTTATTTCTATCATCAGTAACAGAAGGATTCCATTGTGCTTCTATACATGGTCTACTAAAATAGAACTCTGATCCACGGGCAGAAAACTTTTTAGTATAAAAACTTTGTTTTAAATCAATAGTTTCATAAGCACCAGATAATTTTATTAATAATCCATTATTTGGAATTAATCCAGAAATCCAATCTTCAGTTAATTTTGTAATATTAATATCTATATTTTCTAATCCGGTTATAAAACTAGCAGATAAGTTATATTCTGAACTGCTAAGAATATCGCCGCCTTCGTTAATCCATTTTGAACCGCTAGCCGCCATTATCCATGTTGCACCATTGCCACCAACATTTTCTATAAATCCGCTATCAGAATAATTATCCATATCCAATCCATAGCCTTCTTCCCAAGACATAGAAATAGGATTAATAGACATTACAAAATTTCTAGGAACTGTAAACGGATGTTCAACATTATAAAGTTTTAGGTAAAAATCAACATTTCCGCTAGTCGGAATCAAGCCAGAATTTCTTTGTTGAATTATATCTTGTATAGGAAATTGTATTAAAATTCTACTTTTTTCTATTGAAGAGCTGTTTACTTGACCATATATAGTAAATACTTCTAATGAATCTGCTACGCCCATATTTGCACTGATAGAGCGTACTATTAAGTCTTCTCTAAAGGCATTAGTAATGGTAGTATCTTTTTCAGCAACAAACTTTTTAATAGACATTACAAGATGGTTCCTTTTATATCATCATTAGGATATTTTAATTCCATAACAACATTTTTAGGTACTTTTATATATCTTCCATCGGGAGACATATTACTTTTTATATCATAAAAGGTGCTAGAATAATTACCACCTGTTTTATTTTCAATAATTACAGAAGTTACGTCTATAATTCCATCTACTTTCTTTAAACTAGTAAATATGTCAGTAATATAAAAAGTTTCTCCAAAATTTGGTAGCATTCTAAAATCTTGCTTTAACTGTGTTATGGCATTTGTTAAAATATCATATTTTGGCATATCGCTACTTCCTATAGCGGTAAAAGTAATAGAATAATTAACTATTTTTCCATCTAAAATATCTATTGAATCATTAATCATTCTGTGCTGATTAAGCCAAGTTTTTAAGTTATTTTTAACTGTTTGATTTGGTTGAATCAATTTGCTATTATTATCTTCACAAAGAACATACAAATTCAAATTTCTTTTTAAAGAGTTGGAATCTTTGACTGCACTAATTCTTTTTATAGAACCAAATTTAGCAGGCATAGCATATGCTAATGCTACATAATCTTTTTCTGTTACTGCTCTATTTTGTGAAGCAAAAGAATTTTCTATCCTTCTTTTTAATTCATCGCCGTTTATAACTGTTACATCACCAATTAAAGGAGCCTCATTAATAACTTCTAGGCTATTTCTTATATTTGACATGATGGCGGTTGATAATTGATTTTCATCTACAAATTCAAAAATAGCAGAATTTACTCTATTTAAGCCGTTAGTAGCAACATTGATATTATTTGTATTATTATTATATCTATAAGTTACTAATAAGGTGGTATTTGATGGAGCAACTCCTAATTTATCACTATTTAAAATTTTTGTTGGATCAAAAGAATCACTAGATATATAATCTTTACCATATATGTCTAATACTGAACGACCCGGTTCTGTCAAAAAAGACATATTATCTTCTACCACTATATCAGAACTAGCACCGAACTGTAAAAATGTTGTTGAAAATTGTCTATCAACAACAAATCTTCTAGGTACAGCAAGAGGTTTTAAAATTTCTTTAGCTAAAGAAGCGTCAGAAGTATATCTATTGGTTACAGATTTATAAATTATATTTTGAGATAAATAATCTACTTCGTAATATTGGTTTCCTTCTTCGTCAAATACAGAAATAATTTCAACTATATTTTCTTGTTGTAATTGAATTTTTTTAAATTTTTCATATTTACCTACTGCAATTCTTTCGGAGGAAATTATTCCAGATACCACTAAACCTTTAGCTTTTATAGCATATGTTAAAGGAGTGCCGTTTTCAGAAACATTTAAAACTCTAACTTCATTATTAGGATTATCAAATCTAACATCTTCATTTAATATAAATTTAGTACCACTTGTAGTAGTAAACGTACTACCCTTTTTTAGAACCGGTAAATAAGATCTATTTGGACCTAAAACGGCGGTATCAGCGGGAATAGATAAATAGAAAGTAGCTATTCCAGTAGAAGAAATTGAATTAGCAAACTTATAACCAACTTGTTTTCCATGCTTAATGATATTATCAAATTCACTTGCGGTTTCTAAAAAGCTTTCATTGGCTTGATAATCTAGATAAAAAGATAATATGTCTCCAACATAAGCAGTAGTATCTAACATTAAAGAGCCAAAAGAGCTTTCATTAAAGTCTTTATAGACATTTTCATAATATCTTCTTGCGTGCTCTATTAAGTCGCTTTTAATGCTATTAAAATCTCTACTTGTATACTTAATTGGTACTATTTTTTTTGGCATTAGATTAAATCCTTGAATTTTTTACTAAATAGAATCAATATTTAGATAAAATTCATCGCTAAAGTTATATAAAGGTATTTGATAAATAATTCTTACATATAGTGCATTTTCATTATTATTTACCTCTTCACTACTACCAATAATTATATCGTCAATTTGTATTTGCGGTAAATAACGTGCAGTTTGTACATAAATTCTTTCTTTTATGTCGTCTGATAATTGTTCATTTTTTTGTTGAAATAGAAAAGATTTAAGGCCAACACCAAAACTTGGGATCATCACTCTTTCACCGGGAGAGGTTAAAAGAAGCATTTTAAAATTTTGTTTTATACCATCTAAACCAGTTTTATTCATAGAATAAAGACCATCAATTGGATCTTTTTTTAATGGTAATTTAGCAGAAAATCCTTTCATGTTAATCCTTTAACTTTTTAGTAGATGGTCTTAAACCACTTGTACTACTATCACTAATTACTCCTCCGGAAGAATTTTGACTATTATTTGTAGCTGTAGAATCTACGGTGTTTAAACTATTGATTTTATTTGCTAAATTATCTTGTAAGGCGCTCACAAATGCGCTAGGCAAGCCTTCAGACTTTAGTTTATCCATTGCTTCTTTGATTTGTTCTAATTTTTTCTTCTGCTCTCTAAATTGTTTAGATTTATTACTAGATTGTTCTAAAGCGGTAGTTGTCGAAGTAATTTGTTGTTCTGTAGCTACAAGACCAGTTGTAATAGGTTTAGTAATATCATAACCCGGATCTCCATCAAATATGTTATTAGTTAAATCTATCATATCTGGATTGGTGGTTGTTAAGCAAGGATCTTCTTGTTTTTCTTTAGGAATGCCCGTTATTTCAGAAACAATATCAAAATCCTTACCCTTTTGCATTGCTTCTTCAGCGAGTTTAAATGGCGATTTAAGATTCTCATCGTCTTCATCAATCCACAAGCCCAATAATAAATATGCTAACCAAACATATCCGTTTTGTACTTTTGCTGGTCCTTGAATATATGTTTGCCAAATGCCAAGTGGAAGATAGACGGCTGGAGTGACAATAGAAGATTTCAAAATCTTTGGCGCTATAACAGTACCGGGATTTTCTATAGCAAACTTTATAGGATCTTTCTTAAAGTCTTCATCCTTTGGCTCAAACATGGCAAGTAGTTCATAAATTAATTTTAATATCATATGAACACTAGAACCAATCGTAATACTTAATTCTGTAACTTCAGCATAGCCTTTTAGAATATTTAAAGGTGTCATTATTAACATTCTAATAAGGAATTCTTTTATTATTTGTTCATTATCCATGTTCGATAAATCTTGAACATTTGTTTGATCTGGAACAATTGGTGCTCCTCCAGTAGCCATTTCTTTTACTAATCTTCTAATAATTGCTTTTGTGGAGGCAAGAGTATTAAAATTATTCTTTTTAGTTAAAGAACTTAACACACAGGTAATAAATAAGAATGATAAATTTTGTGTTCTTGGAAATAAGAATTCATAAATAAACTTATATTCTGGGGATTGGCTAAATTCATCTATCATGCCGATTAAATCAGATGATTCTGTTTCATAAATCTTTTGATAGAAAATAAACTGTTCAGAATATCCTATTGCCTTAAATGCTTCATCTTTACCAATCGGTAGTAATTTTGCTGCTTCACGTTTTAAAATAAAAGTTTTTAAATTATCTAGGTATTCTTCACCTAAAATATCTGTGCGTTTAAACTGAGTACCAGTTACACGAATATAGATAGATTTTTTCTCAGGTACTATTTTTAGAGCATTTGCACTTTCATTATAATAATCACTTAAATTATGCAAATCTATTCTTTTAGGCGGTAAAAGACCAGCTAATCTACTGTTTGTATCTTCGTTTATTCTTTTAGCTAATTTTGGTAAAGCATAATTTTTTAATTCGTCTTTAATAACTTCTTTAATTAAATGTTTAGGATTCGGCACTGTCATACTAGTTTGTTGATCTAAGGCAAAAATTTTGGCAAAAAACTTAGCCATCATCATATAAACTGTATTATCTTCGCTTCTTAAATCCGATTCTAACATGTCAGATAAGAAAGATATAAACACCTCATCTCTTCTAAGAACTTGCGGATCGTAATAACCAAATATTGGCATTGCTCTTAAGATATGCTCATGTAAATATGTTCTAATCAGAAGTCTATAGGTGCTTTCTAACAAAATAATTTGAGTATCTGATAATTCCATATCAGCCAACTCAGCGGTGTTGATATCTTCCCCATTTTTTATTTTTTCATTTTTTACTTCTTCTAAACAATAAGATTCTTCTTTTTTAGCTACCGCTTCATCTTTTAATGAGTCTATATCTAAATAATGAGGACGTATTTTACATGCCTTTTGCTGTTGTGTTTGACCATGCAATAGAGATAAATATTGTGTATAAGGCACCTTGGTCTTTGGAGGATTGTTAACATCAATAGGCTTATCAAAAGGTTCACCCTTATCTTCTATTGCTTCCTGTTTTGAACTTAAAGAAGTTATATTTTCATATAATTTATTAAATACACTGGAGGATATATTGGTAATAACATCATTATTTAATAATTTAGCAAATCCAGAATAATTTGCTTTTAATGAAGGTCCAGAATCAGTGATTAAATTAGCAACATTAAACACATCATCTACAGAATTTATATTTGTTAATATAGTTTGAAAGTCTAAATCGGCATATTCATCTTTCATGCCGAAATCATCAAAAAATTCTTCTCCATCTTGAACTTTTTCAAAGCTTTTTTTAAGAATAGAAGAAGTTAAGATTTGATTTTCATCATTTATAAACTTTAATTTATTTTTTTCTATAAATAAATCAAATAATTGTTTTTTATTTTTTGTTTTTATTTCTTCTAAAGGTAAAGAAAGACCTTGTGAAGAAGTCACATAATTAAATACGGCATCGTCACATTTAGCCTCTACTAAAGAATCTGTAAAATCATAACCATTTTTTATTATTTTTAAATTATATTGATCTACTAATTGTAATTTATTAGATGTTAAATTATTTTTAATATCTAAACTTGATTGTGATAGCTCTACCTTATAAGAAGGATAATTACTCATCATTGAAACGGCAATTTGTAAATGAGGAGCGGGAGTTTTAGTCTTATATGTTGTAAGTAAATCAGTAATATGTTGATTTGACTCTTTATATTCAAGGTTATATTTGCTTTTTGCATCATCTTGAGCTATTAAGGCAATGCCATTTGCGCCAAATTTATCAATGATATTTTTTAGGCCATCAACAAAAGATTGTTTTTGCAATAATGTAAATATCTGTACTGATTGTGCAAAACCCTGACTTTCAACATACATTGCATTTGAATAATCAGAATTAGTAAATTTTAATACTCTTCTAACAATACCATTTTTATTTGGATTATTTATTGTAGCTAAAGTAGAAGCATAATAAGAGCCAACTAGTTTTAAAAATTCATTAAATTGCGTATTCATGAATTTCTTTTCTTCATCGGTCAAATTAGAAAAGTTATTTATGTTAAAATCAACAGAATTTGCTAAATAATAAGTGTCTATTAAGAATAACAGCGATTGACAAAATATAGTTATTTCATGATTTAATTCATAAACATCTTTTCTTATATTATCCTTAAGACCATCAATAGAATTTTCTAATTTTTCTAAGATTTCTCCCTCTATATCAGCTTTATAGGACGATTCATTGAAAAGAATAGAATTATTTTTTAATATAGTATTAAAAACATAGTTTGGTAATTTTTCATCTTTAGGATTTGTTCTTTCTTCTTGTTCACTTATTTCATTTTCTGGTGGGTCGGCAGGCGTAATTTGATCACCGTCAATTTTAAATAATTTTTTTGGACCAGATGAAGAGGAAACAGCATAAGTTGATTTATTCCAATTTCTAGCGTCATCATCAAATGCATCATAAACAGGCTGATAAAGGGTGTCTAACATTCCTTTAAAGCTCTTTATAGAAGGGGCTATTGATACTAATGGAGGTATAACTTCTCCATTTGGACCTGTTTTACAAAGAATAGTGGGAATATTAGCTAAATTAAATGGATCATCCTTGTTTAAGAAATCAAGAACATTTCTTAAGTTTTCTTCATCTTTATCTTTTAAATCTTTTAATAAATCATCGATTAAATCATCTGGTATGCCCTTGCTTTGTAAAATCGCTCTTTCACGCGCTTCTTTTCTACCATCGTCACATCTAAATTGTCTTGGAATAAATGGGCTATCAGGATTTAATAATTTAGCACAAATTTCTAAATTATATGTTTCTCCTAATCTAATAAAAAATCTTATTAAACTATCTTTATCAGATAATTTAGAGGCTAAATTATGTTTTTTATTTGGAGTATTATATTTTCTTCTTAAAATAGAAAATATAATGTCATATACATCTTCATTAACCATAGAACCGGTTAATAAGTTACATAATTCTAATGTAGTTAAACATGCAGTAACATCTTCTAAGAACAATTTTAATTCACGCTTTAGACGTTGTCTTGCTTCTTGTAATGTTTCATCATCTTCATTTAAATCACCAAAGAATTCATTTAAGAATGCATCCGTGTCGCGTGTATTTTCAGCATTATCAATGTCTCTGTTAATATCTCCAAAATTATTATTTGGTTGATTATCACCAAAATTAAAATTATCTGGGTTTGGATCAGCAGTACAAGCTTTTAAAGAACCAGTAATTGCATATCTAATACCAAAAATAACTAATTGAGTTACTATATTTCCAACCATATCTTTGATAGCGTTTGCTAATGCTACGTTTGGATCAAATAAAGGAGCTTCTGGAAATTCGAATGATTTTATTGTTTGTAAAGTAGTAGCAATAACTTGTTGAACTTTTTTTGCTACAGGATTACACAACAATAACAAATCTGGATTTTCAAGCAAATATTTCATTTGCTCGAAATCATTCATAATATTTGCAAATCTTTCAGGATTAAAATTTATTCCTGCACAAGTTAGCGCTTCTTGTAAAAATCTTATAAAATCTGTTCGATTTAAGGCATCTAAATATTGCCCTATTTTATGCCATGCTTTTGGACCGGGGAGAGGTTTTTTACCCAAAACAATTAACATATCGTCACTTAGCCATTTAACTTGTGACATTGCTTGTGTAAAAGAACTGCCCTCTACTTGCCTTGCTTTTGAAATATCAGTTCTTAATTTTTTTATTGTTTCAAAAGCCTTTTCAGCATCAGAAGATTCTAGAATGGTTTTTGCTCTTTGAGCAGGTGTAGTGCCAAACTTTTCAGCACAAGCACCAAAATCAACTGGCTCGGCATAAACTCTTTTAACCGGTGGATAATGTTTACTAATGAAAAAGTCTTTTAATACATTATCTTTATGAACTTGTGATACTTCTTCAACTAAAGCAGCTATTTGATTTATTTGCTGTATTGTGGTATTAATAAATTTTTCTGCCATGTTTATTTGATCACGAACATCGGCAAGAGAAATATTTCTTATTTCTTCAAGAAATTCTTCAAGTAAAAGTGTAGATTCACTTAACAAACCTTTTTCTTTAGCTTCTTTTAATTTATCGGAATCTATTTCTACATTAACAGTTAAAAATCCACTTTCAGCTAATTCAATATCTTTTTCAATAAACCTTTTTAATTTTGTTATTATAGATTCTACTTTAAGTAAATAATTTAAAGTTGTTTTATCTAAAATAACTTCATCATTTAAAAACGCATCTGTGTTAAAATTTAAAATAATTTCTTTTTCAGAAACTTGTTCTGTATCATCTTCAAGTTTTGTTTTTGTAACTGAGTAAAGTTTTATATCTACTAGCTTTAAATTTACTTTATCAATAAATATTTCTAATTTTCCGTTAAAACGACGACCAGAAGCGGTCTTATTTTTAACTAAAGCTAGAGCGGCAGTTAAAGAGCCATATTCTTCTTTATTTTTATTGTCTGTTCCATAAATATTTTTATAATCTTCTTCAGCTTGTTGTCTTAAATCGTCCTTTAAAGTATCAATTCTATTAATTAAATTATCATAAACAAAATTATTTACAGCTATAAAAAAATCCGCTATTCCAGTTCTTTCTGGTTCTAAATCAGGACTGCCGGGAGCTAAAGGATCTGAACCAAACTTTTTAAAAGAAGATACAGGTTGAACATCCCATATTCTTAATGGCGGTAAATGAAATATAAGAGTACAATACCATAAGTTAAAAATTATAGATGAACAATGAAGATCAAGATCTAAGGAATCTTGATAAGTTAATTTAATTATATTTTCATTAACGGGTTCTTCATAAGAATATTGTGGACCAATAGTTTCATCAATTTCAATTGTTTCTTCTCCAGAATCATATTCTGGTAATACTACTGGTTCATCAATTACCGGTTCTGTATTTGCTTCTAGGAAATAATCTCCATTTTCATTTTTAGCATAAATAAATCTTTTTGGTATAGAAATTAATATTCTTAAAGTAGAACACGGTCTTATTGGAAAAAAATATTCTTCGGCTCTTGAAAAATAAATAAAATTATCTACAAGACTTTTTACGTATTCATAATCATTTCTAAAGCCATTTGACTTTAAAATAAGAGCAGTACCAGAATAACAAGCTAATCTAATTTTGTCTCTTAATTCTTCTTCACCGGCAACTTCTGTAGTGCTTATATCTTCATAATGAATAGATACTTTTCCATTATATTCATCTTCAAATACTACATTAGTTTTTTGATCTTTCCAATATATTGGTGAAGTATATTCATATGGCTGATGTTCTTTTTTTGTAGAAATTGGAAATAAACAAGGTTGATTTTCTTTATTGTCTAAACTTAAATAATCTTTTTCTGTTTCAAAACCACGATATTTTTGTAAAGTTTCTTCTTTGGCTACTAATAATTTAGTGTAGACATATAATAATTTATCTTTATAAATAACTTTAGACCATAGATTTTTATAACCCAATCCATGTTCTAAAAGTATAACTTCAGAATCTTTAACAATTTTCTGATTTTCAATAGGTTTATTAAATTTTCCTTTTGGAGCAAAGCTATCATAATCTGCTAACACATAGAAAGTGTCTTTTAATAAATAATGTGTTGGGCTTTTAGGCAAAGCCGGATACATTGTGTTTAAGAAATTTTTATTCATTAATATATTATAACCTTTAATTTAATTTATGATAACTACTATTGATATATTTATCATGAAAACCAGAAAGATATTTATTTTCTGTGCCTTGTAATAATGCTATATGCGCTTTTAAACCTTGCTCTATCTTAATAAATGTTTGCAAGGAAGTAGAAATGCCTTGTGGTAATAGATCGAATGATTTAGAAGTTGGTTTTCCAAAAAATGGAGATAAATGTGTGTGATTTGTAATTTTTTCATTAAACATTCTTTGTATAGTTACAAATTCAGTAAATAATCCATTTAGCTTTCTAATATCATCTACTATTTTTGTTAATGCTTCTTTTAAATTATCGCCTTTAACCATTGGTTGTAAATTTCTAAATGTAATATCTTTAGGATTCATTACAGAAATATCCATAGCGATCATTTGAACGCCAGTTTTCTTTTCGTTCATTTCTCCATTTCTTACTTCTGAATCAACACCGGTAACTATTTTAAAAGTATTTCTAGACATTATTCTTATATCATCTGCTTTCATACCAATAGCGGAACGAGCTATAGAATTACCAGTTGCACCAATTGGTAAACTAAAATATTCGTCTATATCAGCTTTTTGACTTAAATAAATTCTTGCTGCATCGGCAACAAAATTAGAGCTTTGTGGTGTACCATTAAATACTCTTTTCGCATCCGTATTAGTCCAACGACCAACAACAATATCAATTGCTCCGCTTTTTACATGTCCTTTTGCACCATAACCGGGACCATTTAATTTACCGGGACGATCTCTACCGAAAACAATAAATGTATTATGCTTTCCCTCTATAACTGTTTCACAAGGAGCTTTTTCATATTTTACAAAATTTACAGGCTCTTTTAATGGACCATTATTAAGTCCAATTTCCATATTAGATAATTTATGTAAACCTCTTGGATTTTTTAAGATCTCCTTATTTTTTACATCAACTTGATCTATTTCTTCTACTGGAGCAAGATCTTTATCACGATAGTTGGCTGGCATATTTTATCCTTCTTCCTTATCGCCTTTTTTGTCTTTGGCTTCCGGGGGCAAATTTTTTCCCTTTACATAAGTCCAGTGCCAAGCTTCATTAACAGCAGGATCTTTTCCTTCTTCATTTGAAAAGCCGTATTCATGAGCATGTTTATCTAACCATTCATATTCTTTTGTTTTCCAGCCATTAACTGGAATATTAGCCATATCTATTGCAATTCCATTTTGATGATTACTGGTGCCGGGATAAGCAGTAGTTAATGGATTATTTTTCTCTCCGGGTGGTTTTTTTTTATTTTGAGCTTTGCCTTGTTTGGCGGTAACATTTGGTACATAACCCGGATCATATCTTCCATTATATAAATTAATTTGCTGTTCCATTGTTCTAAAACAGCTACCAGCCATTATATTAATTTTATCTTTTTTTGCTGCTTCTTTCATAGCAAGAAAAGCTTCTGCTGCGTCTATTCTTAAAAATTGACTTGGGGTGACCCTTTTTAATTTTATTTTTCCAATAAATTGTCCTCTAGCATAAGCATCTTTTTCTATTATATCAACATCGGGAGCAGCAAGTGGCTTCCACGGATTTCCAGTCATGTCTATTACAGGAGGTGTAGAACCAGAACCCGCTAAACTACCAGTAGGAATTACGGGTTGGTTAAAGGGTGCGGATGGCTTTGAAAAATCAGCGGATGGATCTTTTTCTTCTGGTGCTCCAGCAAGTTTTTCTTCTATATAACCAAAATCTTGCACATTGGGATTATCAAAACTTACTCTAACAATATCACCAATAGAATATGATTCATCTTTTCTAGCTAAAAATTCAGTATTATAAATATAATCAATTAATATATTATTTCTTAATACTTCTTCATCAATTTTATTTTTATTTGGATTAGTAGAATCTACGCTTTTATCTTTTTCTAATGTTATTATTGGTTTATAAAAATCCATATCTAGGATTCTTACTTTATATCTAAAAACATCATAAGAAGCTAAACCGGCAACAGTAGAATTCTCAGCATTTAAACCGGTTTTAGAAAGTTTATTTAAATAGAAATTTTTCTTTTCATCTTCTGTTTTTAATATATCTATGATTTGTGCTGGAAAACTATTCATACCCTCAAATGGTCTTGGGGTAACATAGTCAACAATCATTTTTTTTAAAATTTGTGATTCGGTAGTATACTCAAGATCAATTTTAGGCTTTAATTGTTCTACATCTTTACTACCTAAATTACTAGAAGCAATAAAAGTTTTTCTTGAACCCGGCATTTTTTATTCTCCACGAATTAAATCAAATAATTCGTCTTTTTCTTTTTTTGACATTCCTTCTTTAGAGCCTTCTTGACGTTGAATGATGGCTGCAACTTTTACTAATTGTTCATTGGAGCGTTGAAGAGTCTCTAAATACATGGCTGCTATTTCACCAAAGTTTTTGTGAGTATATTTATCTTCAGCGTGTTTATTCATATGATCTACAAGATCTAACAATAGTTTACTTGTTACAGCACGATCATTTTGTATATTATGTGTTGCTTCCGCTATGTATTCTTCTAAAGTTTTATTAGCACTCATCTCTGTAAACCCTCGATTTTATATGAGAAATTTGTCCATTTTGCCATTTTTTACGAAAATCATCATATTTATAGCGAAATTTCTTAAGATTATTTACAACCTGCTTTGTATTTAATCCAGTAATTTCTCGCATATACAGATAAATAGCTTTTTTATTAAAAATTTCTATATTTTCACTTTCTTTAAAAAGCATTATTATCGCTTTATAGACTTTTATCTCATTTTCTTTGAGGCGTTTATCAAACCAACTATGCATTTCCGCTTCTAAAGCAGTCCAAAATTCTTCTTTTTCTCTAGAATGTAAATAAGAATCTTCATATACTAATTCTTCTTCTTGCGGTGAATCTTTAATATCTTCAATATAAAGTTCTTTTTTATTATTATTTTTCTTAACTTTATGTATAAACCAATTTTTAGTAATGACTGAAAAATATGAAAAAGCTTTTGAGCCGCGTGAAGTGTCATATTTATCTAATATTGTAGTTAAAAACGTTTTACATTCGTTTTTTAAATCATCAATATTAGGTAAGTTGTTAAATTTATAAGTATAAACTATCTTTTCAACCATTTCATTAAAGGCTGGTTGGATAAGTTTTATATATAATTCGGTTTTACGATTGTTGTCAAGAATTGATGCATATTCTAAGATTGCATCTTCGTGAACTTTAGTGAAATATTGATTCTTAGCATCTACAACTTTTGGAGCTATCACCATAGGTTTTGGTGGCTCCTGTAGTAAACGCTTTTTATAAGCCCGTTTAGGAAAGTTAAGAGCTAATTCTACCGATTGTTGCGCTTCTTTTTGAAGACGCTTCTTTATCGGTTTTTTCAGCTTCTTTTTGGGCTTCGTTATTTTCTTGATTTTCTTGTATTTCTTCATCATCGCTTTCTAAAATAGTATTTTTGTATACCTTACAAGTTTGTATAGCTAATTTTGTATTTGCTATTGCGGAAGTAATAGCTGGCTCACCGTAATAATTTTCTAAATTAGCTAAAGGCTCTAATAAATTAGCATATTCAGTAAGAAACTTTTGCATTTCATCTACGTTACTAAAAGCAAAATTAAGGTTTTGAATTAGTTTTCTAGTGTACCATATAAATATTATATTTATTGCTATTGATATACCTAATAATAAAGATAATATAAACATATTATAGCTTTCTCTTATTTAATTCTTCTTTGTAGTCTAATAACAGCTTACGATTATCTTCTATTGCTTCTTTTACACGAATACCAGCCGCCGTTTGTTCCTTATTTTTTTCTGGCAAAGAGGTTAAAAGTGTCGGAACTTTATGAACATGACCAGATTCATGACAATCAAGGCATTCAGTGAGCGTATCGCTCATGCCATGAGAAGCTTTAAATGTATTTTCACACTTATCACACTTATAAATATAAGTAGGCATTACTTTTCCTCAACAGGATTTGCTAATAGCGTGGTTGGCGGATTAGTTACTACTAATTCTTCACCTTCTAGGGTCATATCAAAGCTTTTCAAAAGCGGAACAATATCAGTTTGTTCCATAAGACTTTTTTGTAATGCCACCATTACACAACTTAATGCTTGATTTGAAAGTTTCATAATTTTCCTTTTGATAAAATTAAATTAGAATATTTTAATAAATTTTTTATCTCTTCATTTACATGAAATTTTTTAGAATATTCGTAAACTTCTTCTGTATTATAGCATTTTTCAATAGAATTTATAATTTCATTATAGGAATTTATTAATGTTCCTACGTTTGGATGAATTAATTCTTTATTAGCGCCTATATTTGTTGCTATAACTGGTGTTCCTTTTGATAAAGATTCAATGGTAGTTCTACCAAAAGCTTCTTGTAATCTAGTTAGCATTAAAAATTTATTAGCTTTTTTAAATACCTTCCTGTGCTCTTCACCTCTGTTAAGTTTACCAAAATAATGAAAATTAGATATTTTAATATTTTTTAGATATTGCTCTATTTGCTCGTTGCCAGATCCATAACAAACAAATTCTTTGTTAGTTAAGTCTTGACTTAATTTAATAAATATGTCTAAGCCTTTATTTGTTAAACCCCAATTTAAACCAGCAACCCATAAATAATATTTTTCTTTTTCTAAATGTAGCTCGTATTCATCATCAGATAGGCCGGTATGACAATAAAAACTTTTTTCTTTAATCTTCTGTTCATCATTTTCAAGTATATTAAGTTCTAATTGACTTTTAGAAACAAATCTATAAAAAACGTTATTATATTTTTTAAGTATTTTATCAGTAACTAAATTAGTTACACTATCATGTATAGTAACTATCATTGGTATATTTAAATGATTTAAATAATTTGCTGACCAAGGAGATTGTGACCAGATTATATCCGGTTTTTCATCTTTTATGATTTTTTCTATATTTTGACAAAACTCTTTAGAACTAACACCAGAAATATTAGTGGCATTAGAATTAGATTCTAAAATATTAAAATTATAATCTTCTTTCTTTATTCTTTTAGGTACAATAACTTTAAAATTTAAATTATTTTTTTTCATTCCAAAAGCTAAATTTTCTACACAACTTTCTATACCTCCATAATCTAAAACAGGAAATTGTTGTATATATTCGCTACCTATTAAAATAATTTTCATTTTTTTATAACCAATTAATAATATTAATATTTCTTTTTTGAAAATAACGTATAAATTGATCTTTTAAATTTGTATATTTATTAATTTCATTTAAAAAAAATCTTTCATGAAATTCAACATATAAATCATTTATTTTTGTATATGATTCATCTTCTATCATTCTATCTAAAACATTAAATTCTTCACCTTCAATATCTAATTTAATTACAAGCGTATCTACGTTTTCTAAATTAGAAATAAATTTAGAAAAGTTAAAACATTCTACTTCCTCTTTTACCCAAGTGAATTTATGAGGATGTACGATATCATAATCTGGTGGAGCAGACAGTATGTTTGAACCCTGCCCAGTGGCATCGTTATTATTACTGTCGCAATTAACTATTATCTTTCCATCTTTATCAGAAACAGCTAAATTTTTATGTATAATGTTTAATTTTTCTAAACCGTCATTTAAATAAGCTTTTGATAGGGCAAAAGTTTTTGGATTTGCTTCAAAAGAATATATTGTCCATGATTGATCAAATGAATAAATATTAGAAAACTGTTTTAAACCTTGAAATAAATGTGTTCCACAATCTATAAAATATTTCATATTTTTAATATACTCCCAAAATTTATATATTTATTTATTATTAA